ATAGAACGGCTCACCATCGGAAACGGTAGCCCATAACGTGCAGCATGGTTCGGCGTATCCAAGGTCAAGGCCTCGAAACCGAAACCAATGGGGAGGCGGTATAAAGTCTGGCACAACGTGGCGTTCTTCGTTCCATTCGGGTAAGAAATCTCCAGCCATCGAGCGCCAATCACATTCAAGCAGGGCCTTTTGAACCATCGGGTCTGGATATGCTTCTTTGATACGAGCGATAGTTTTAGCGGCATCTTCTGAATCATTATCGGTTAAGTACATCGGAATGTATTGCCGTCTAAATTGCCCGACTTGCTCGATTTCAAACGGTTCTCGCGGCTCTAAAAAGCCTCTTCTATAGTAACCCATGCCGGGACCAACAAAGTTCGTAAGGTGAAACATTTTAGGAAACTGGTCGCGCCATTTCTCGGGTATTCGGCGCTGCATTTCATCGGATAGGGTAATCCAACCGGTTAGGCTTCTAAGTCTGTTTTCTGGTAATTGCGCTGACTCATCAACGGTTCGAACGTGGACGGCATTTCCTTGATGTTTTCTAGCAACTTTATCATCGGCGCAATGGGCTAAGGAGATGCGAGAGCCGGTTTCTTGCCAGATGATTTCGTTTTCGTTTATCTTAACAATGCCGTCTTTTTCCCATTGTCTAAGTAACTGCGGAAACGATGTCTCGCCGTTCATGTAGTTGTTAATCACATCGTCATAATTTAAGCGCAGGATATCGCATTGTAGGCCCGGTATCTGACTGCACCAAAGGATGTAGGCTTTACGGATAAAAAATGATTTCCCGGCCCTTGTGTCACCAGCAATTAAGAGTTCTGTAGCTTTAGATTCCCATAGAAGTTTTTGCTTAGGCTTCCAGATGGGTAAAAGAATCTCGGACTCTTTCATTTTTCTTTCGGGTTGTATTCCCTAATGACTGCCAGAAGCGGCGCGCCATCTTTCCCGGTGTGTTCGACCTCGCTCTTTTCTCGCCAGCCCATACGAGTTTTGCACCAGAAAATCTGAGCTGCTACATTGCCGCCGATAGCGTTTCTGTATAACGCTCCCGCAACGCTGGTATTTGCCTTGGTTGATGCCATTTCAAGTTCTGGCTTATAGTATTTAAATAATGTTTCGACAGACATTCCCATAACTTTGGCAATGCTTTCTTGGTCAATCCCAACAGCAGACATCTTTTCAATCATCTTCCTGTTTTCATCTGTTGGTTTGTGTGGTTTTCTACCTACTTTTGCCATTATTATACTCTAGGTTTTCAGCGCCAACGAGCTTCATACCGTACTCGTTAACTTGGTCTTTAATCACAATATCTTTTCGCCTTATAAGCCTGTTGTTTTTAAATGGCCTATAATCCACGACGTGTTGCCATCTTCCCCATCTTCGTTTGATTTCTACAATTTCAGGGTGTTGAAGATAGAGACTTTTGGCCATTTCGTAGCGACCATCGAACTTTGCATCTTGTTTATAAAGCTCGTCAGTGTTGCCGCCTTTCATCCTCATGGTAGCGTTTTTACCGCATAGAAAAGTATTAAATAAAATTGAGCAATTACCGTCTTTTAATATTCTAATACTTAAATCCGTATCTTCGTTATAGCGCCCACGCCATCTATGTAGAATAGAATTATCAAGTAAAATGCAGCTATAGACGCGAGTGTTTAAAGTGAACGGTGGCTTCTTTGCTCTATTGGGAGCGAACATCTTGTACTGCATTCCAGCTATGCCAACGTTTGTATATCTGTCAACGAAATCTTCTATAGAACTAAAGCAGGCAGGGCTTTTACAGACGACCGTTGTGTTTTGAAGTCGTCGATAGAAGTGTCGAATATTGTCGTCAAGAATCCAATGGCGTTTATGTCCTTCAAGGATTGAGTGTTGCCAAACCCAATTTCGTGCTGGTATTGAGCCTTGACCTAAGTTGCTAAAGGGCAGGATTAATATCTTATCTTTACTTATAACTTTCGAGTATTCGTCGAACTCTTGCGGCTCTATGACTATTCGATAATCAATCTTCATGCCTTCGAGGGTCTTGCTTGTTAGCCGGCTCTCCCATCGGCCCTTACTTATTACGTATATTGGATATCTAGGACTCGTCATCCTCAACTCTTGTTTGTTTAAGGTCTCTGGTTGCAATGGCTGGAAACCATATACTCTTGGTCTTTTCGGTTAGCTTTTGTTTTACGAGCTCGGCAAAGTCTTCAACGTCGCCGCGACTTAGAAAATGAACTATAATCTTTTGTACCGCCGTATCATCCTCCGAAATATATTCTGGCATATCTTTGTATTCATCTAGTGGATTACCTTCGACGGGGTCGCCAAAGTATCGCTTTAAGTCAGTTAACCCCCAAGTTGATAAATCAAACCCATCTTCTTCAAGGTCACTAAGTTCTAGCTCTAAGTTACCGAAGTCCCATGTCGAATCGCCCTGAAGTTTGTTGTCTAGAATCCTATATGCCTTCTTTTGTGTCTTTGTAAGCTTTGTAAGTTTCACGACAGGAACCTTATTCAGCCCAAGTTTAACGGCAGCTTCATATCTGCCGTGGCCGACTAGGATAATATTCCCCTCATCTATTACAATTGGCTGATTAAAGCCAAATTCTGCAATTGAATTTGCTATCCTGTTTATCTGCTCTGGTGGATGAGTTCTATTGTTTTTTTCGTACGGAATTAAGTCATCAATCGGAAACTGTTCGACCTTCATTTTTTTATACCCCCGTTATTTATCCCGCCTAAAAGCGTATCTCGGAGCTCGATTATCATCGTCGAATAGAAAATTAAACCACTCCGAGTATCTGGACTTATAGTAATTGGGGTTTGGTGTTTGGGAAAGTGGTTGATTGAAAACGTAATTTCTGATTCTTGTGGGGCATAGGTCGAGATTATCGCAGACCCATTCGAAGGAGCCTATAGGGGGCTTTCCGTGGTATTTGCAATTAAACCATAATCGGGCTGTGATTCTGTGGTGTAACCACTCAGGGCCTTTTAAAGGAGATAAGTAATCCAGCATTGCCCGTTGAAGGGTTGCTAGCCAAAGCATTTTCTCCCCGAGCGATTCCATTTTGATTGTTGGATGTATTACGAAGGCTAATTGATTCATCGAATATCCTTTGTTGATTTATTCTTCTGATTCATATGCCATCGGGAACTGTTTTCTGATTAACTCTCTGGCCTCTATTTTCTCTGCCTCTGAAATCGCTGGCTGCTTCACCAGCTCATTATCTCCATTCGGTAGATGGTAAGCCCTAGGGGTAGGTGTTTTAATTAAACCTTGGTGGGTAGGCGCGTCTCCAAACGGTATCTCTTCGTTTATGCCTTGCCATCCTTTGCGTATTGCGCGGTCTACAAGGTCATTAAAACGTCTAGGATCGTTTAAATACTTATCGACGTGGGCTTGGTAAGAAATTCTCAAACAGGGCTTACCCAATGCACTCTTGTATTCGACCCAACGCTTCAAAGCCTGTTTACCGCCAGCTTTCCATTTGGGTCCAAAATTAAAATCGGTTTCTAAATATTCTCGATACGGCTGTTCGTGCTTTGGTCTTTTTCTGTTAAACATTTTTTTTTCCTTTATATTATCCGAAGATGAAGATGAAGATGAAGATGAAGGGGTTGGTTTTTGGATAACCTGGGTGGTTGATTTTTGGTTAAGCAAATTAGGGTTACCACCTCTCTTTCCCGCCTCAGCTCGAATATAACGTATCTGTTCGTCTCGAATCATACGGCGGTTGAAAATGGCCCCATCGTCCCTTCTGTGTGCGACACCTGACTCCATAAGCCTAGTTAACGTACTGCTCAATTTTTGGTTATCCAAACCAAGTAGTCTAGCAAGTGAGTCATCCGTCATAGGTCTACCGTTTAAAAGCAGAACGCCTCGCTCCGTAGACTCGTGCATGAAACACATGATTTCAAACCAAACACCTCTATCAAAATAATCAAGCGACTGTATTCCCGGGTCTTTTCTCCAATCGCCGGGGTAGAACTGAAACGCTGGCAATTTGCCCACAAAACCCCCTATTTATTTACGTTTTTCGCAACGATTTGATTATTCAGGTGCATTAACTCAGCTAAAGAAACATTACATATCTCTGTGATTTGTTTAAGGTATTTATAAGGAATCCCGTTCTTTTTCCATCTATCCATAGTATATTGATGTACGTTTAAATGCCCGGCTAAAAGAGCGCCGTTACCAGCAAAATCGCATAAATCATCGAAACATTTTAATTCTCGCCTCATAGAAATAATCTCCTTTTAATATATACATTTGTTATCATCTTATATTATACTGCTGTATATGTAAACACCTTTAATAGGAGAATTAATTATGGTCTTGATACTCGATAATATATCACATCAAAGAGCCCATTGGCTGAAATTGAAAGAAACCACAATTGGCTCGTCGGAAATTGCGACCGTTTGCGGATTAAATAAATACAAAAGCCCGTTGGAATTATGGGCTGAAAAAACAGGAAAAGTGCCCCCGTTCGAGGGTAATGATGCCACGTTTTTAGGCACCGTTATGGAGCATCCGATTGCGTTGTTTTTTGAACGTAAAACTGGAATTGGAATTGATAAGGCTGATTGTATGTATCAGTCCGACCAATATGAATGGGCAACGGCATCACCGGATTATTGGATTATTGAAAACGGTGAAAAAGGTATTCTTGAGTGTAAAAATAAAGCTGCGTATCAGGCTAAATATTGGGACGGAGAAATCCCTTTCCCAGAACAATTACAGGTTCAATGGCAGTTAGGCATTACGGGATTAAAATTTGGATATCTCGCCGTCAATATTGGTTCGATTGCTCAGGAGTTTAAAACCCCAAGAATTGAATACAGCCCCGAAGTGTATAATCAGGCAATTGATGCCGCTATGCAGTTCATGGAGTTCGTGAAAAAGGACATACCGCCGTCTGCTGGTGTTGGGGATAAAAAGGTTCTTGAAATGCTTATAAAGGAGCGACAAGAAAAAACAATTAAATTGCCCGACCATATTGAACCCATGATTACGGAATATCTGAAAATTAAAGCTGATAGGCTAGCGCACGAAAAAACCGTTAAATCCATCAAGGAGATCGAGGACGGCTACGAAGCAAGACTTCTTCAATACATGGAGGATGCAAACGAAGCGGTATCTGAGAACTTTAAGTTGCAAGCAATAACCGTAAAGAAAGAGCCATACACGACAAAGCCAGTAAGCTATACACTTTTCAAAGTTAAAGAGGTGACGAAATGAACGACCAAAACAAACAATTAGCTGGAGCCATATCAGACCGGACGGGGAAACTAACCCCGTTAGGTATTCAAGGATTACTTGATAAATGGAAAGCACAGCATTTTCCCAAATTGGTGGCCCTAGCATCAACGAAAGAAGAGGCAGAAAAGCTCTTCGTGATTTGTATGAATACTCTCAGCAAGTCGCCGAAGCTCTTGGAATGTACTTTCGATTCAATAGCATCGTGCGTTTTGACATCGTTTCAAATGAAACTATATCCGGGGCCAATGCAGGAGTGCGCTTACGTTCCTTTTGCTGGCGTTGCGACATTCATGCCGATGTATCAGGGGCTTGTAAAGCTCTGCTACAATTCTGGATTCATTAAATCGCTAAACGCTTGCGTTGTCTGGGAAGGTGAATACTTCAAATACCAAGAAGGAAGAAATCCAGTGCTCGAGCATATTCCTGACTTGGATATTGACCATACAAAAGCAAAACGGGTTGCGGTCTATTGCGTTATCAAGACTCGGTATGACGATTACCAGATTACCGTTCTTTCGCCCAGATTCATTAACGGCATCAAGGCACGTTCAAAGGGAGCGAAAAAACCTGATTCACCTTGGAACGGTGGGCCAGATGATGTCGATTGGATGTGGAAGAAAACAGCGCTGAAACAGGCCCTGAAGTTGATTCCGAAATCATCCGAGCTATCCGATGCGGTTGAATACGATAACATTGTGGAAGGTGAAATCGTAGAACACGGGAAAGTTGTAGACCTTGCGATCAATATGCCAATGCAATCAGCACAAACCGAGGAACCAAAAACAATAGAGCACGAAGAACGAACCGTTATTGAGGTGCCAATACAGAAGGAGGTCGAGTTGACCCCGTTGGAAAAGGCGAAAATACGGGCAGAAAAAGAGCGTAATTCATAACCTATTAATATTATTGGGATAATTCTTTAACCTTTTGAATCTTTTTACTGTACAAATGTATCATATCTGTATTACAGTATACTCAAGGGTTGGGAATTATCCCGATTTTTTTAAAAGGAACCAAACGATGATGCGACACTTTGAAACATACATGATGATGATAAACAAAATCCTTCTTTCAAAAACCGGCCTTACTGCTGACTGCATAGGCGATTGGGACTGGCACGTTGCTTTCGAGGAACAAACAGAACCATGTGAAGCGGTTGAATACTTTCTTGAAGATATGAACTACGGCGTTTGGGTTGAGGATTCAATCGAAGCGCTTTATGGGGAATATTCATTTTAATGCTGAGTTGACCATCTTCGGGTGGTCAGCCCATCACTAATGATGGATTTTAAAAGGAAACGCGATATGAAAACGGGTAAAACATTAACAGAACTGGCTGTTGAATTGGATAGACAAGCAAACGTGAAACGAGACTTCTTGGCACCCACAACCGCCATGACTGTGAAAACAGAAGAAAAGGCAACGATTGTGACTCTCGAAGGGGCAGGGGATTTTCCATTAACCGAAAATTGCCACGACCAATTTGCGAGCCGATTGGATATACCAAAGAAATACTATGACAAGATGCGCGCTAGTGCTTCCCCTTTATTGGATGAGAACATTAATCATTGGCTAAAGGCGCAAGAAAAACAAAACATGCTTCGCACATTAGATGGTAATGCACGAGCTTTGTTGTCGAATAGATATCGGCCACTTGATAACTTTGACCTTTTGCAAGTAGCTCTGCCAGTAATAACAAAGGCTGGTTGTAGAATTGAAAGCTGTGAAGTCACCGAGCGTCGTTTATATATAAAAGCAGTTACCGACCGACTGGAATTTAAATGTGTTGGTGATGTCGTACAAGCCGGTATCATTATATCAAACAGCGAAATTGGAGATGGGCGATTAATGATTGACCCGTTGCTTTTTAAACTTGGCTGTTTGAATGGGATGATTATTAATGATGCGCAAATGAAGAGAACGCATATTGGCAAAGGCCACGATGCATTAGAACAAGCCCAAGAATACTTCCGTGACTCAACTAGAGAAGCAGACGACAGAGCTTTTTGGATGAAAGTTCAAGATGTCATTATGGCAAGTTTTGATTCCGTTATGTTTCAACGCCACGTTGATGCTTTTAATGCAGCACATAACGATAAAATAAGCAGCGAACCTGTTAAGGTTGTTGAAGTAGCACAGAAGCGATTCAACTTCACTGAAGGGGAAAACAACGGTATCCTTAAATATCTCTTTAGAGATGGCGACTTATCACGCTACGGGCTTGCCAACGCTATTACAAGAATGGCTCAAGACGTTGATAGTTATGACCGCTCGACTGACCTTGAAAGAATTGGAGGCCGTATTATTGAACTTCCAAAACAAGATTGGGAGTTAATTAACAGGGAAGCTGCTTAAACAGCTAGACCATCTTACGGGGTGGTCTATGGTGTAAAGGTTGGCTTTGCATCCGGGTGGGGGATTTAGTGTCGTAAGCTCAATCGCGTTTGGCCCACCCGTTTTTTAACAACTTGGAGGTTATATGAGATTAGGAATAATTGGCGGTTTGTTTTTATGGGTTTTGATTTTGAGCACATTAAGCGGTTGTGCAAGTTCAACGGGCTGGCGGTTTGAGATAGGTATTAGTCCTGTGAAGGAACTAAACAATCAGGCTGGTCTTAAACAACAGGAGGCGAAAAATGGAAGATACTAAACGACAACTAGGAATGTTTTGTTATCATGTATTTATTTTTGGTGGGGGAATTTTCTATGTGCTGGCTGGATTGGCTGTGTCTGGTTACTTGTCTATTGGGTTTCATCGTTACGATTCAAAGTTTGAAACCGTAATAAACCAAGTTAATCCTGAAGCAGAAGCGCGAATTGAAATGGCTGCGATAAACGAGGAACAGCAATCGAGAACGGCCAGTTCAATGAAGCGTTTGGGTGTAAAATAATGGGCAGCCTCTTTTTTTTCTATATTGTAAGAAGTTTAAGAACCTTGTATATAAGAATCATGGAACACAATTTCCCTGAAAACTTCCGACGACTACGAAAAGAAAGAGGCTACACGCTAGAAAAATTGGCGCGAGAAATCGGAGTATCCGAAGCTCTATTATGCCAATGGGAATCAGGGCGCTATTCCCCACAGCTAAAGCGCTTATTGATAATTGCAGATGTGTTCTGCGTGACGTTGGATGAATTAATTTATGGGAATAAAACAGTATGAAATATCCAGAATTACCGGGTTTTAAGAAAACAGATACGAGCAGAAAAGCTGCGCATGAAGTTAAGACGAAAGCCAAGACCCTGCGCGAACAGGTGCTTAATGCCCTTTTCAGGTTTGGCCCTAATACGGCTGACGACATCGCTTACTTCATGTCGGAAGATATCCTAAGCATACGACCACGATTTTCCGAACTGGCATTGAAGGGCGAAATCATTGATACAGGCATGAGAGGCATAAACAAAAGCGGCAAGTCCGCAATTATTTGGAGTTTGAAATGAAGGCAATTATCATAACCCTAATCTATCTAAGCGGCCAGTATTCCATCGGCTTTGATTTTAACGGCGCATTTAAGGCTCAGAACTGCTACTGGCAAGAGAAGATTCAAGAGGTGACGGGCAAGCCTATTCGCGTGGTTAGAACTATCAAGCGTAAAGACTTTGATACGAAGCTCAATAACCTCACCTCATGGCAGCAGAAGTTCTTTAGGGTCAAAGCATGGGTAGCTCGTAGGAAGTATACAGGCATTAAACTTGTGTACGCTCCACCGCTACTTAATGACAAGACTATTTACTTTGCAGGAATGGGAGATGTGTGCAGACCTCTTGACGGTACAGCCATGGTATATGGTGCTGAACGAAATCAAGACGGAGTATCGAGGCTTTACAATATCCAAGTTACAGCGGCTCATGAAGTTGGCCATAATTGCGGAGCCAAGCATGATGACTCTCTACCTGTCACCATAATGCACAGCCTTGCAGCGCATGACGGGTATATCCATGAGCGTATGGGGTTTTCGGAGTTAAGCAAACAGCAGATTAGGGGGTGCGTAAAATGAATTGGAAATTATTTTGGGAGATTTATCCGCTAGCGTTGTTTCTTGCAAATGGCCCTGCTCTGCTTGTCAGCTTAGGGTTTGCCTTGTTTTATCATAAATAGGAGGTGCATGAAATGACCGAAACAATCAAATACAAGGGGCGTGAGTGGGAGGTTGAGGCTGTGCATGAGGATAGGTTCGATGCCGATACTATTGTTTTTTCTAATCGCGGTCGTCCCGGAAGGATTCTTATGGCAAAAGAACTCAACCCGATGCCTGAGCTGAGTGTGGGGGATTGGTATAGCTATGCTTGCTCCGGCCCCTTCCTTGTCAAAGAACCTGGATGGAAGTCCTGCTGTCTTGTGGATCGGATTCGAGAAATCCGCTTTGCCGATGGCCGGAAGCCGTGGAGGAGATCGTAATGCCTAAACATCCAATGCAACCAGTAGTTAGAGTCGGTAAAGTACATAGGTTCAAAGAGAATAAGATTGTGCGCTTGCTCTTAGATACACACCCTACTGTGGACATGAACACGTTAGCGTGTATGGACTTTACAAGAGAAGATAGAAATCAATTTGCTCAATTAATTGGCTATTCTGTTGATGGTTTTGCAGAACTCTCGTATCACCTACCAACCATCTTGAAAGAAGCAGATAAGCAAAGTGAAGCGCTTTTAAGTAAGGGGAGGAAGAAATGACACCGCCGAGCGAGAAGGAATTACCAATAAAAGTCTGGACAACGATGGACGCATTGCACCATTTTATCAGAGGCGCTTACGCTGTTCCAAAGTTTCCAAATTTTTTGCGGATAACTATCCACGACGAAGAGAGTTTGAAATCCGAACGCCGCAAGGTTGTGGCTGAAATACGGGAGCGAGCGCAGAAATGGCAAAAATTCCCTGATGATATTGCTCGTATTTATATTGCAGATTTAGAAAAGATACTAACCGAGGTGGGGGAGAAATGAACTTAGACATTTCAGAGATCAATCCTGATTATGCATCTGCTGATTATCGACCATATATTGATGTAGCTATGCGTTTTCAGTCTATGATAAATGCGCCTAAAGATGGTCGTACTATTTGGGCGTGGAGTGGTAACAGGAAAGGATTTAAAAACGGAGAATCTTGCTGGATTCCTGTTTATTGGGATGAAAATCGTGGCTACCCTGAATGGGTTAGATGTGACGGAGGCTCTTCATGGTTATCAGGTGATACTGATTGGAGTGATACGTTAATCGTTTGGATTGAGTTACCTACAATAAAAGAGGCCGAATGACTAACACCAAAACCGCAGCGAGGGAGTATGCAAAACAAGAGAACGGCAAAGCTGGCATGTATTGTTCAACGTGCTGGCAAAAGAAAGGTGCTGTCGCTAATCACTTTCTCGCCGGGGCCGAGCATGGTCGGAGGGAGGTGCAAAAGTTAATGCATAAAGCTTTTCACGAACATTTTCCTTTTCATTATACATCTCCAACAACAGAATCGGACGGCGCTTTTTGGTTCGGATTGGTTTTGGACGAGATTATCGAAAAACTTAAAGGCGCAGAGGGGGAGGTTGCGGAATGAATAAAAAAGCCAAGCAAGCACGATTCGACGCAATGGGAGGGCGAGAAGGCATAGCGTTGAGAATCCTTGAGATAGCTAATGAAATTGTAAGCGGCTCTTACAAAAGGGCGGTCGCTGGGGCTGGACAAATGAAACTTCTTGCGGAGCTATGCGAGGCTGATACCTATTGGGACGAAAAAATGTCTTACGGGTATTCGACAGAGGAACGCATAGCAAATGGAGCTAAGAAAGTTACCTTCAATTCTAACGGGCATATTGATTGGCGAGCTTTGGAGGAGGCGAAGAATGAAAGACACTAGCGAGCTGAAGGCGACATGCGACCCTGTGCATATTAATGATACAGCTTGGTTTTATAACCAAGAAAACGGTATTGATTTGCTTTATGAAATACGACTAGCGAATGGCGACTATCTGAGAACTGACCATATCAAGATACCTTGGAACAAGCTCAGAGCTTCGTATATACGGTGGCAAGCTCGAAAACTAAAGGAGGCCGCAGAATGACTGACGAACAATACGACAGACTAATCGGCGCCGTTTACGGAGTGCTTATTGGGTGGCTGACCGCTGGAATGTTTATGAAGGTGATTGTATGGCTGGTAAAATGACTGAGAAGAAGAAAAAGCCAAGGGTGTTTTGGGTTGTTGAAGGTACGTTGCACATGCCTACGATACACCTATCCAAGCAGGGGGCCTTAGACAAAGCTAGATACTTAAAATATAGCTTTACAGTTGAAAGTAAGATTATCAAAGTTCAGGAGGTGCCATGTCGGAAAAAGAAGTAGGCGTGAGGTGTTGGCACATAACAAAGCTATTTGATTCATTCTTAACATTAGCTCCCTATCAGTTTCGAGATTACGACAAGAAAGTATCAGGCCGCTTCCTCACCGACTCCGAAATTGAGGCGATCAAAGAATCAGCCATTAAAGACTATATCAAGTTCGACGTTGAGACAGCGGAAAACGGTTGCGATCCAAGTAACTTTGAGGATTTTCGCGCTACTAGCTGGAAAGGCTATCAAGACTACAAAAAGAGCGAGGGGGAATGAGAGCAATAAACAAACAAAAGGTTAAGATTCAAAAAGGGATAGATAGAGAATCTTGGCCCAAACGTCAAAAGCCAGTCAATGACCAATACTACGACAAACAGATTGAGAATATGCAGATAGGCGATTCGTTCCAAGTTAAAGGTGCCTATATGGGGTTAGTAGGCCCGATTGAGTGCGCTTTTTATCGGAAAGGATGGAAGTGTTCAAGAAGAAAAAGAGCCACAAAAGAAAAGTACATTAATATTTATAGATTCTGGAGAGTAGCATGAGCGAAGAAAAAGGCTATATGGGTTGGGGGCCGTTTACGTTACCAGCTAATCATCCGTTTAACTTAGGGGCAGAGCTTTTGCATGATGCTGTTTATCAAAATTATATAGACGGCATGGCAACAACGGATGACCTAATTAAAGCAGATAAGGCATATTTCAGCTACATGATGTCGGTTGCCAATGAGAGAGATAGCGATAGTCTCAGGACTCAAGCACACATCTTTATGGGGCTAATAACGGCCTTCAGGCTGATGATCAGGATGCCCGGAGATGGCAAGCTAGATTTTCCGACATGAGAAAACGAAATAAATTTGGCGCAAAAAAAACCGTTATTGACGGTATTACTTTTGATTCTAAGAAAGAGGCAGAACATTATAAAATTCTAAAGATTAGACTTGCAGCAAAGCAGATAAAACATTTAGCTCGACAAGTAATCTTTAGGTTAGAGATTAATGGAATGTTAATATGCAAATACGTTGCAGACTTTACTTATGTCGAAAACGGCAGACTTGTGGTGGATGAAGTAAAAGGATTTGAAACCGCCGTCTGGAAGCTCAAGAAAAAACTATTTCAAGCCCTTAATCCCAAACTAGAACTTAGAATTACTCGCTAGCGATAGCAGCATGAGCAAC